GTTTTTCTTTCATGATTACCCCACATCTGGATAAGGATCAGCAATAACTGTAACATCTCCATAATTAGATCCAGCAGAAATTTCAGTTGAAGGCAGTGAAGTCAAATCTGGTGCAGAGATTGTAACTGTGGGTGTACTCGTATAACCCGAACCGCCATTAGTAATTATAATTTCTTTTATCGCATCAATATCAGTATCTATCGTTATATTAGCTGTCGCATTACCATCAATAGTAACCGTAGCTGTCGAATAACCAGCACCTACATTTACCAGTGTAATTGCTGTGACTGATCCATTCGTAATAGTAGCAATTGCAGTAGCTTGTTCAGAGTTGAGACTTGAGTACGTTGTAGGAGTATTATTTGCCAATAATCCTGGTTGATTTGTAATTCTTGCCGCCTCTTCTAAATTTGAAGTTGGAGCAGCAGTAATATCATCGAGGAAAGTTGTATCATATATTTGAGTGTTTGCGAGTTTGATGATTTGCTGTTGATAGTCTGGACCAAAGAAAAATCCTTTCATCGTAAAATCTAATGACCAGATCAATGCTCTTCTCTCTTCAAAACCACCTTCATATACATCGTCTTGACTTGTGCTTTGCAAAACGAGCGGTATATCCAGAGTAACATCGGGATCTTCTGTCAATTGAACAGTCGTTGTCCATTCAGGTGTAAAGTATGGCAAGATCTGTTCTACGATTCGAGTGCCATCGGTAGAGTTCTTGACAAATATTGAAAGAGTAAAAGTAATGTCATATGGTACAGGATTATACCGCATCTTTTTTCTTTTGCCGAAATTATCATCGTGCGGTGTAGTAGCAAATTTATTTGCTGTAGGTAGTTTTCTTTCGGGCGCGTAGTTGAATCCAGTGATTTCGAAACCCATACGAGGCAACACGATAGAGAATGGTTGTTCCTGCGGATCTCGACCGCCATCAATACCTTCAATACGAGCTAGGAACTTTTCACGCGGACCATAAGATAGCGGTACTTTGACTACTTGTTTGACACGACCATCTGTATTTTCCCTGTTGATTTGTATATCATTGAACAGCGTGCCAAACAATATGACATATTTTCGCAGAGTGTCGTGATAAAAGGTTCTACCAAACATTAGTATTGTCCACCTTCGCTAAATGGATCTTCTTCTGAAAAGTCAACAAAATCTAATGCGGCAGATTGGAATTCTGATGAGTCATCGAACACATCGTCTGGATCAAAGTTAGAAACACCGAGAGGTCGCCCTGTGTTCGCATCGATAATAATATCATTGTTTGCATCGAACTGTAGACCATCTGTCGTTGCCATGGCAAGACTATAATTTGTTTCCATATTATCGATAGCTGCAATACCGGTATTGAGCTTCTCATTACTATACTCAAACTGTTCGCAAATCAGATCGTAACATTGCAATGCACCGAGTTGATAGAAAACTGGAGCTTCGTGCTCTGCAAATTTAATGACATATACTTTTTCTGTAAGAGGAAAATAGATGATATCGCCTTCTTTCGGTCTCGGCGAATTTTCATAATCACCGATCGACTCATTGTATCTCTTATTAGCGACAGTAAATGTAATCTCGTCTCTTATCTGTATATTAAATCGAGAGAGGAAATCGCCTTCGCCCTCAAATCCTTCAACATTCTTGATATACATTTCAATTTGATAAGAATAGTCATACGTAGATAGCGCATCCTCATTTAGGACACCATCTTTCGACACGATAGTGCGCGGACAATACCATACGTCATGACCATAAATCTTGATTGATTCAATGATCAAATCCTCGATCAGGTCTTGCTCTGACGTATTAGTAAAGTTATTAAAATATGGATTTGTGGCCATACCTATGTACAATTCCTAAGTTGTGTGTATAATTAGCTAGTGCTAACCAATCATATCCATTACAGGCAAACTGTAATTGTTTATCATCTCATCTTCTAATCTTTTTACTTCAGCATCGGCTTCGTCATATATCTGACGTCCGTTGAAAGTTACACCACCAGGTAATTGTAATCCTTCAAATTTGGTAAGGTTTGTACCCCATTGACGTTTGATTAATTGTGCCGTATAATATTGAAGCCAACGATCAGCCCATACATCTGTGTATGTTGCAGGATCTACGAGTTCATATGCTTCAACTAGTAAATATTGCCCTACTTCTAGATCGCCAGCTGTCTCGTCGATGTGCAATCTATTTCGATGTCTATTATATCTAATTTGTGGTTTACCAATGAGAATTTCTGATACTAGAGCTAGGTGCTCCATTGTCATATAATAGTCAATAAGGGCCACGTTCGTCAAAGTATACAGATCATTGAGTGCAATCTGATAACGAATATTGAAGATATCCCCTGAAGAAGTATTCGGATCGCCGATCGGAAAAAGTTTGACAGCACCAATGATATTCTCTGGCAAATCAATGTACTTATTCGCAATTGTGTTCGCATCGATAGCATGCTTGTAATATATTTTTTCTGTGCCATCGAAGTGATAGTCCCAATAAAAACGCAGCGCTTGGTCGATCCTATCTTCAACTTGTAGATCGTCAACATTGATTTCTATTACAGGTTTACCAAGAGACCGAAGGCAATACTCCTTAAAATCATCTCTCGTTGTAGGAACTGCCATTTATTTTTCTCCGTAGCTTTAATTTATTTATGCAACTATGAGCGTGACCGTACTGTAATCTCTTTTGGAGGATAGATTCTACATGCAATCGAATCGGGTTCGAATACTCGCACAACAATAAACTGATCAATATTTGTTGTAGTACCATCACCAGACACTATAGAATTTGTAATACCTCTAAATCCTGCTTTAACCAATGTATCTGATTTAACTCCATCGCCGGCGACAATTGAATTAGTCATTCCATTGATGCCGATAACTTTCACTATTCTTTCTGCAGGAGATACAACTCTACTATTATTCTGAGGTAGATTAGTGCTTGTGCTAATAATCTTGCGAGTAGTAATACAAACAACTTGTGCAGATGTTGTCAGCGCACCATTACCTTTGACAGTTCTCTTACCTTCGCCGCTTACAACGACTGAAAGTCGCAGATCACCATTTGCTCTCTGATGTCTGCGTGGTATATCTCCAATACCTTCGACTGTCGATTGAGGTTGTAGATTACCATTACCAAATACTTTATGTATGCCAGAACCGGAAACTGAAGGAGTAGGTTGAACAGCGAGACCATTGAGTGTCACTATTCGAATGTTCGAGGGCGATTGAACTGTTGAATTACCAGAAACGAGAGAACCATTGGCTTTGATAATTCTTTCGCCAATCGCAGATATAGAAGCATTGTCAGAAATCAAATCACCAGAACCAGGATTAGTTCTAATCACAGCTGATGCTATGACTGAATCTGTAGCAACGAGATTGCCCGAACCGACAATCTTTCTTTCTCCGATACCAACCGAAGAGCTATCAGATACGAGTGTACCAGTTCCTGTTATTGTTCTCTCACCAATACCCACTGAACTGCCTGTAGTGATAAGATTACCGGCACCGGTGATAATTCTTTCGCCAACACCGCTGACTACACAATTTGTAGGTTCAAAATTTGCGTCTATAATAATTGCAGATCTGCCTTCACCACTCACTGTAGAGTTAGTGATAAGTGCACCTGAACCAACTACTTTATGAACACCAACACCATTAACAGATGATTGAGGAGTGAGATTAATATCAGTCGTGATTGTTCTCTTACCGCTCGCAGTCACTACAGATTGTGTAATACCAAATACTCCATCACTCGGTATAATTCTTTCACCAATTCCGGACACTGCGGTAGATATGTTTAGATCGCCATGAGCAGTAATATTACGATGTACATTACTCGTGAGTATAGGCTGTGTTGAAATAAGCGAACCCGAACCTACAATAGTTCTTTCACCAATTGGTGAAGTAACAAATATTGCTGTAGGTTGTAACTCTGCAGAACCAATAATTTTTCTCGTACCGATACCTGCGATCGACGCAGATGTTTGAATAGCAACAGCGCTAGTAATAGTTCGTGTACCATCACCAAAGACTACAGCATCTGAAGCAATGATATTTCCTCTAGCTACCGTGAAGACACCACCAATCCCCGATATTGAGGCAGCCGTTACCAAATTACCTGTACCGGTAATCGTTCTTTCACCTATACTGACAATACTCGCCGACGTAATGAGATTACCACTACCAGTAATAGTTCTTTCACCAATACCAACAGCAGAATTATTTGAAATCAGATCACCAGAACCAATTATCGATCTATCACCGCTACCAATTACTGAAGTTTCAGTAATTATATTTCCTGTACCAGTAATTGTTCTTTCACCAGATCCTGCTACAGTAATAGCGGCAGCTAATAGGTCGTCATAGTTGCCTCTCACTGTAATTATTCTTTCACCGCTGCCAAGGAATATAGCTGTAGGATTCAAATCTCCAGCACCGGTTATTTCTCTCGTTCCTAATCCTGATACAGTCGATTGAGTAACGAGTGATATACTTCCTAATATTAATCTATCAGCACCTCCAACAACAGCGGCATTAGTTGTTAGATTTCCAGCGCCAGTAATTTGACGCTCTCCTGAACCAATAGTCGATGAATTTACATTGAGTGAACCGATAGCATTGACTTGTCTGAAACCGACTGCAGATAATGTTGATCTGACAGTCAGACTTGCGCCTTCCGCTATAACTGTTCTCTGTAC